CGGCACTGGCGAAAACGAAGTTGGAAAAGTATTTGTGAAATACGATACTCAGAGTCATGCCATCACTGCTGATTTTTAACCGGTTGACAGCCATTAAATTCGGTGCTATAATAGTGGCTACAGTGAACGAAACGGAGCAAGCAGATGGACTTTCTCAAACGTGCCCAACAGTATGCACAAGTCCGCGGCGATGATAATTGGTTTCGCGAAGTTTACACCCAACTTCGCCAACATTATAATGTCGATGAATCTGTATGGAAAACCCTGCAGTATTTGTATGGCAGCTACACTGCTGATGTGTTGGAATTGCAGTAAAATCGGTTGACAAATATTCAATATTTCGGTATAATATTGATATGCTGAAACGTAAAACACGCCAAGACCGCAAGCACGCCGTGTACATGATCATGAACACTGCGACGGGTGACTTCTACATCGGAATTACTGCATGTGGACAGAAACTTAAACAGGCCGTAAAAGTTCGTTGGCAAAAGCACGTTCGTCGTGCACTAACCGAGAACAAAGATTGGAACCTGTGTCGCAGCATTCGCGATCATGGACCCGATGTGTTTGAAATTGATGTGCTTGAAACTATCCGGGGTCGCAAACCTGCCCATGCCCGGGAACGTGAATTGATTGCTGACCTTGGTCCCTCACTTAATCAATACTAAGGAATCGTTATGTTGAAGATGGAAAAAACTGATAAAACCATGCTGGGCCCCAATGAGTTTGGATTTTATTTGGATGCTTGGGTGCACTGTTATAAAAACAGTTTTGATATTTCCAGGATTAGACGCAAAAGTTGGGACGTTTGGTTTGTGGAGGTCTGACATGACTATGTTTGTGAGAGTCGCTCTTTATGCACTGTTGGGATATTTGTTAGGAGAAAGCGGAATAACTTTTTCTCAATCTCCTGGTATTTGGTCCGCAATTATTCTTACCGTGATTTTGATTGACTTGTTTGCCAGTAAATCAAATGTCTAAAAGTTATGTGTTAAGCTGGGATTGCACAGGTTTAGAGTCTGTAATTTGCGTGTCTGACATAGCCAAAGAAGAAACTTGGCAAGCACTGATGCGTGACCATACAAAAGATGATGACTGGTCAGGTAGATCAGAAACGGCTACTTCCATAGTATGGAAACTAATGATGAGAGCTCGGTTCAATACTCATCGACATTACGAAATTTATATAGTTGAAGTAGACGACACAATTACTCCAGATGATATCCGAGATTGGTTTGATCAAAGCCCACAAGATACAGCAGACCTTATACGAGCACGTGGGAGACAACTTTATAGTGACAGGCTTCAATCAAAAAAGGTGCGTATAACTTAATAAATACTGATTATGATATTTGGAATTTTTACCTTAATAGTTGCACTAATAATTAGTAGTATCGCAGCGTTTTATAGTATAGCAGGCTTGACAGCAATATTTTCTACAGCGGTTGTTCCTATTATCATAATGGGTGCTGCATTAGAAATAGGAAAAATTACAGCCGCGGTCTGGTTAAAACTTAATTGGCACAGAGCCAAATTTACTTACAAACTTTATCTTGTTCCTGCAGTTGCAGTTCTAATGCTGCTTACCAGCATGGGAATCTTTGGCTTTTTAAGCAAAGCTCACAGTGATCAAACTTTGGTTACAGGAAATAGCAGCGCACAATTGGCATTATTCGATGAAAAAATAAAAATACAACGGGAAAATATCGATGCAGCAAGACGATCAATGACACAAATGGATGCGCAAGTAAATGAAAGATTATCCCGCGGAACAAGCGAACAGGGCGTAGAAAGAGCAGCACAACTTCGTCATCAACAAACAGCAGAGCGCAATAGGCTTTTAAAAGACATTGACACCGCACAAAAAGAAATACAAAAATTAAGTGCTGAACGAGCACCAGTGGCCGCAGAACTCAGGAAAGTTGAATCCGAAGTCGGCCCAATAAAGTATATTGCTGCATTGGTTTATGGTCCTAATCCAGACGCTGATCTATTAGAAAAAGCAGTTAGCTGGATGATCATTGTTATAGTTGCTGTATTTGATCCATTGGCGTTAGTACTCATCCTTGCTGCTCAACAAAGTATTATTTGGCATTTGTCCAATAAACGAACAGCGAAGATCGACAAATCACCTATCGAAGAAAATATCCAAGCTGAAAAAAAAACTTCTGAAAATTTAGAATCAGATTTTGACAATTTCGAAATATCTAAACACAGTTATTTGTTTAAGCCTTGGGTTCATTTTCCGTCTGGAAAACCTATACCAGGGAACACCTTCGATAATGAGGAAGACAACATTCCTCAGCCCATTAAAAAACGTTCAAATAAAAAATCTGCAAATAAAAGTACAATAATAGAATACAAAATTGTGCAACCTATAGAAACGGTGGCGCCCCTTGTCGTAGATAAACCCACAGTGGATAATGAAATTTTGCCAACCGAAGACAAGGATACATTTTTAGTTAATGGAATGAAGATTAAAAAAATGGAAGGTGGATATTACGAAGTAAATGATAAAAAGTATAGCAAAGATGTTTTTTATTATATGTGGCCGGCAATAGCTAAGAAATTCGATAGTACTTTAGGAAGTTTACAAGCAGATAACATCCAACAACCTATCTCTAACAAAAGCAATTTCGGGACGGAATTCACTGTAATGCCAAATAAAGGCGATTTGTTTCTGAGAGTAGATTATAAACCTAATAAGCTATACAAATTTAATGGCGCAAAATGGATCGAAGTTGACAAAAACAAAACTGACAGCTATAGTTATGATGATAAGTATATAGAGTTCTTAGTAAATAAACTTCAGTCCGGCGAATATGAAATTGATCAACTAACTGCAACTGAGCAAGACTTAGTTGCAGAAAAACTTAAAAAACAATAACCATCACAATGACGAATCCTAAAATATCTATTCTTCTACCTACTAGAAAAAGGGTAGACACGGTAATCAAAAGTATTGGTAGTATTTTAAGCACAGCAAAAAATCCTTCTAATTTAGAAATTCTTATTGCATATGACGATGATGATGATGAAAGTAGAGAATTTTTTAGTAGTACTTGGTTTCCTTTTGTAGAACAATCTGGGGCCAGTACCAAAGTATTTGAAACAGAAAGATTTGGCTATTTGCGTCTTTACCGATATGTAAATTTTCTCGGGGAACAAGCATCGGGAGATTGGCTAATGTTTTGGAATGACGATGCTCTAATGTTAACTGATGGTTGGGATGAAGAAATTTTAAAAAATTCTGATCATTGGGGACTGCTTCGTATGCCCTGCGTAAACATGGATCATCCGTTCGCGTTATTCCCTATAATTCCTAGAGACTGGATCGAGTTTTTCGGTAAAATTAGTCCCGTTAATCACAGTGATTGGTGGATCTTTCATGTGACGTATCATTGTAATAGAATTCGCAACATTCCTGTACAAGTGTATCATAATCGGGCAGATGTAACTGGCCAAAATAATGATGAAACTTTTCAAGAACAAAGTTATGCAGCAGATGGTAAAGATCCAACAAATCCAGAAGATTACAGTCACCCCGACAGAAGAAAAGAGTTGGAACAATGGATAACAAAATTAGCTAATCAAAAATGAACAACGATCTATTAGAACAAGTAAGAACATACTGGAACAATCGGCCTTGCAATATCAGACACAGTCAAAGTCTAATAGGGTCAAAGGAATATTTTGATGAAGTAGAAGCAAGACGATATGCAAATGAACCACACAATTTTACTTTTCCTGAATTTCATAAATGGGAAGGCCTACGTGTACTTGAAATAGGATGTGGAATTGGTACAGATGCAGTCAACTTTGCTCGCCGCGGCGCCATTTATACCGGAGTAGATTTAAGCAGCGAAAGTATCGCGCTGGCCAAACAAAGATTTGAAATTTTCGGATTGAAGGGTACGTTTATAGAATGCAACGCTGAAGAATTAGATAAGATTTTTACAAACGGAGAAAAATTTGATCTAATTTATAGTTTTGGCGTAATTCATCATGCGCCACGTCCTGATCGTGTTGTGGCTTGTTTGCCCGCACTTCTGGCCGACCGCGGTGAAATTAAATGCATGCTTTACGCTAAAAATAGTTGGAAAAATATTCTAATAGACGCAGGTTGGGATCAGCCCGAGGCACAGAGTGACTGTCCCCAAGCATTAACATATACTCACAGTGAAGTAAAAGAATTATTTCGGTTTTTTGACAATGTCGACATTGAACAAGATTTTATTTTCCCTTGGGTAATAGAAAATTATGTTAAATATGAATACGTAAAACAGCCCTGGTTTGCTGCAATGCCTGACGAACTGTTTAAAATTATGGAACGCAAACTGGGATGGCATTTACTTATTACTATAAAGAACTGATATGCCAAGAATATTTACACCCCCTGACTACGAATTTGATAGAAGTGTTCCTAAAATTTTAATTAGAAATTGTACATGGACTACAGAACAAATATCAGAATTTGTTAATCATCTAAGTGATAAAATTTATGATATTTACATTTACAACGATTCCATGAATGATGTGCAATGGTATGAAGGAATTAGAACATCCTGTATCAAAGTATTAGATTATAAAAATTACAAAGCATTAGATCCAATTGAATGGTTAAGGACCTTAGACGAGTATGTTAAATAAGACAAAATTTTTATCAGGAACTACAGTAGTTGTCACAGATGGCAACTTTGAAAAAGCAATGCGCAAGTTTAAGAAAAAAGTTGCAGACAGTGGTATTCTGCAAGATTTGCGTGAGCGTGAAAGCTATGAAAAGCCAACCATTGCAAGAAAAAAAGCAGCAAGTGCGGCGAAGAATCGATGGCGGAAAAAATTAGCTTCTGAAGCATTGCCTAAAAAAATGTATTGATGTATATAAGATTTGACCTTGACTATAATCTTTATGAAATTTTAACTTCCGAAGTGGAACATTGGTCACAACAAACTGGTATCCCTTATACGTTAAAGAATCACAAAATGGCAGTAAAAATGACAGTGCCTTCTGACTCCGATTATACTGCTTTTTGTTTATATTGGGGAACTAAAGAACTGCACAACTATCTACCTTACAAATTGATTGAACCGATGAAAGTTGACAAAGCTAATTAAATCCTGTATAAATACATTTGTAGTGCCGATGGTCGGGCTACAACAAAGTCATACTTGCTTAATTTAAAAGGAGAATATTATGACACAATTTGAACTTCGCACAATCGATCTTCCTACTTTTGCTCGTCACACTATTGGTTTTGACCGCATGTTTAATGATTTGGGTCGTACATTTGCTAATAGTGGTAAAGACAATTACCCACCCTACAATATTGCACAATTGGATGACACACACTACGTTATTGAAGTTGCAGTTGCAGGATTTGAGGAAGATGAACTGGACATTGAACTCAAGGACCAAGTTCTTGTAGTAAAAGGTTCTAAAGTTAAAAAAGATGCGCCTGAAATTACTTATGCTCATAAAGGTATTAGCACCAGAAATTTCGAGCGTTTATTTACTTTAAATCCTGATGTTCAAGTTCGTGCGGCAACCGTTAAAAACGGAATTTTGGCTGTAGCTTTGGAATTAGTAATTCCTGAAGAGCATAAAGCCAAAAAAATTGCAATTACTTACACTAAGTAATATAATACAAGGGGGGAGCAATTCCCCCTTAACTTTTTCAATTAAACTATGACTACTATTGCAGAACCAAAAGTTACAACAAAAATCAAGCCCAAGACAGATATTCCTGCCCCAATATTATGGCATGTAATCTATCTCAATGATGAAGTGACCACACGAGAATTTGTTGAAGAAACTTTGATCATTGTTTTTAACTATTCAAGGGATGATGCAGAGGTTATGACAGAAAAAATTCATGTAGAAGGTTCCGGAATAGTTGCTACACTTTCATATGAAATGGCCGAACAAAAAGGAGTAGAAGTTACTTTATTGGCCCGTAACAGCGGATTTCCCCTGATAGTAAAATTAGAACCAGAGGCTTAAATGAAAGACATTATGTTGGATCTTGAGACTTTAGCCACAAGTCCCGACAGTGTAATCTTGACGTTTGGGGCAGTTCAGTTTAACCCTTTCGACTTGGATGAAGAGTTGGATACTGGATTGTATTATAGAATCGATGTAGATGAACAAATAGCATTAGGTAGAAACGTCGATCAAGGCACAGTGGACTGGTGGGGCCAACAAATCGACGAAGTTCGAGAAGAAGCATTAGGCGAACATGATCGTGTTAGTCTCGAAGAATTTACTCGTGAATTAAATCGATTTGTCGTAGGAGCAGACCGCATCTGGGCTCAAGGGCCAGTTTTCGATATAGTCATATTGGAAAACTTATATAGACAGCTTGGCAAACCTGCGCCATGGCCATATTATACAATAAGAGACAGCAGAACACTGCTAAAAGCCTTGGGTGATACCAGAAAAGCAGGAACTATGTTGCACAATGCTTTAGCTGACTGTGTAAGCCAAGCGCAAGCAATTAAACAGGCAGTATCTAAATACGATTTAAAAACACTATGAAAAGAACTTATTATTTGGCATACGGTATGAATACTAATTTAGATAGTATGAAATCGAGATGTCCTGATGCTATTAGTTTAGGAAAAGTTTGGTTGCTCGATCATGAACTAAGATTTAAACATTTTTGTGATATCGAACAGAATCTGGGATCAATGATGGAATGTGCGTTATGGTCTATCACTGAAGCATGCGAACGAAGTTTAGATAGATTAGAAGGTTACCCTGATTTTTATTTAAAAAAAGAAGTAAAAGTTAAGTGGAACAATAAAAATATCATAGCTATGATATATTATATGGCTGACTCATATCATGAGTACGATTTCCCCAGCGAATATTATTTCTCTACGGTGATTACAGGGTATAAACAACACGAAATGAATCTTGATTCATTGTATACAGCATTGGACTTTGTAGTAAAGGAAAAAAGGCATGAATATAGTATGGGATAAAAACGTAAAAGAAAAACTTGAAAAAAACTATACAATATTAGAATTAGAAACATTTGAACGAAATGGAAAAGAAATCACCGCTTATTGTGTAGTGGATAAAGTATCTGTTACAGAACTACCGTCATTGGAAGCTTCCAGACAGTTGCATAATACATTTATCGAAGAATATAAAAAAGAAAATTACAAATTTTGCATAGAAGCAGTAGAACATCTGCGCGGAAAATTTAATGGCGAATTAGATTCATTCTATGATAGCATAGTTGATCGTTTAGTTAATTAACACGTAAGAAAACTTTTTACCTGCCATCTTTAAATAATAAGGGAGGTAAAAATGGTAAAATTAGTAATTATTATGTCAGGTTTAGTGTGTTCAGCAATATTTGCTGCACCTTTACCTGATTTCACATTTAAAAACCCCAGTTTTAACGGCATTGGGTTCAGTAGTCATGTATTAACTATCGAAAACCAAGAAACAGTAAGACAAAAAACAATTGCAGACAAATTGCAAGCAGAGTTAGATAAGATCAAGACTGCAGAGCAAAACAGTAATATCAATAAATTTTTAAATAATTTAGAATCCAGAGTCTATGCTCAAATAAGTCAAAATCTTGCTACTGCTATGTTTAAAGAAGGTGGAAGTAATAGTGGAATCTTTACTTTTGATACCGAAACAAATACTCAAATAGCATGGGAAAAAAATAGCCTAGATGGCACTATCAAATTAATTGTAACTGGACCAGGTGTCAATACCACAGTGGTTGTACCTTTAGGACAGTTTCAATTTTAATTATGAAAACACTATTTCTAATGTTATTAATAACTGGTTTATCTGGATGCGCTATTCATCAAAATGCAGGACAATTAAACAGTTTGCCTGTCACAGTTAAATCCATGATGCAACGAGAATTGGAAAATGTTCCTGCTCCTTCATCTCAAAAGCCTATCAGCGTCGCAGTTTACAGTTTTTTAGATAAAACTGGTCAAAGAAGGAGTCAAAGTAATATTGCCAGCTTAAGCACTGCAGTTACTCAAGGGGCTGAAACTTTTCTGATTCGTGCATTACAAGATGCAGGTAATGGTCGTTGGTTTGAAGTAGTAGAACGTGTTGGGTTAGATAACTTAACTAAAGAACGATTGATAATACGTCAAATGCGTGAAGCATATGAAGGAGTTAATGCTAAACCATTAATGCCAATGCAATTTGCGGGATTAATAATTGAGGGAGGCATAATAGGTTTTGACACTAGTACAAAATCGGGAGGCGCTGGAGCAAGGTGGTTAGGCATCGGCGCACAAACTCAATATAGTGAAGATATTGTTACAGTGAGTTTAAGAGCAGTGAGTGTCAATACCGGAAAAGTGTTAGTCAGCGTTACTGTACAAAAAACCATTCTTAGTACTGCAGATAGTTTTAGTACTTTAAAGTTTTTTGATTTGGGGACAAAAGCATTTGAATCTGAGTCGGGAATTACTATAAATGAACCTGGCACCTATGCTGTAAAAACTGCTATTGAAGCAGCAGTTATCGAACTAATTAAAGAAGGTCAAAGAAAACAAGTTTGGGAATTTAAAGAAAACGGAAAGGATAAAAAATGATAAAACCAATGAAATTTTTAATTTCATTAATTGCTGCAGTAAGTTTACCTGTTCATGCATCTGATAACACTATCTATATTGATCAAGCAGGAGATAATGCAACTATTACAATTCTTCAAGATGGTGCAAGTAATAGAGTTCGTAGTATACAAGGAGTAGGAACAGGTAACACCAATCCTGCTAAATTTACAGGTGATGCAATTAATATTGATATACAACAAATTGGTAGTGGGAACATATTAAATATGGGAGTAGTAACTACAACTGCAAATGGTAGCAGTCCCACAGACATCACTTATGTAAATACCGGTAATAATGCAATTGCAACTTTAAATTTAAACAATGATGGTGCAGGTTCGAATGCAAGTACTACCTTAAATTTAAATCAGACTGGTGATGGATCTATAATGAATTTAAACATTTTAGGTTCTGATAATACTATGACAGTAACAACCAGTGGAGGAAATAATAATCAATTAGTGGGCACCATCAATGCCAATAACACTACTACCACAATAAGTCAAACAGGCGGAGGTGGAAACGAAACTACACTAAACTTGACAGGTGACAAAGGAACAATTAATATAACTACTGTGGGTGCAACAAATATTACCAGTATAACACAATCGGGAGGTGGAGTATCTGGTCATAGTGTGGTTATGAATTATACAGGATCTAGTAATAATACCACAATTAATCAAAGCGGAACCATTGATACTACAGTAAATATATTGAGTGCTGGATCGGGTAATACTTTTTCTATAACAACCTCAAATTAAAGATGATCATATGCAGGGCAATTGTGTTACTCTTGGTGATTATATCCTTGAACTGCAAAGCAGGGATAGGAACAGTAACAGAACAGTTGAACAGTCCAGCCAGCATTCAGAGAAAAAATCAACAGTTGGAGGGGAAAAAAGGTCAAACAGTGGAGATGGCCGACAGCATCAAAACTCAACAGGGAAAAGTGGGGATAACCTTTGAAGATAACACAAAAGTTCAAGTCAATGAAAACAGCAGATTAGTAATTGATGATTTTGTTTATGATCCTAAATCGAACACTGGTAAACTAGGAGCTAAAATTGCTATTGGTACCGTTAGATATGCCAGCGGACAGATTGCAAAAAAATCCCCACAGAATGTTGCACTTAAAACTCCGACGGCTACTATCTCTGTCAGAGGCACCGATTTTACAGCAACAGTAGAAGAATTAGGTCAAAGCACAATTATTTTATTACCAAGCTGTCCCGATAACAAGCCTTCAAGAACTAAATCAGACATAGAATCAAACTGCGTAACAGGTCAAATTCAAATTGAAACAGATGCAGGTATAGTTATATTAAATCAGCCTTTTCAAGCAACAAGGGTCGATAGTAGAAATTCTCCCCCAAGAACTCCTGTAATTTTAAATTTGTCCGAAGACGCAATAGGAAACATGTTAATTTTAAGTCCCCCACGTGAATTAAAAGATTCTGCTGAAAAACAAGAAACACAAAAGAATTTTTTAGATGTAGATTTTCTGGCTGTAAAAGATTTAGAAAATGCACTTGATAAAGCTCAAGCACAAATATGGCAAGATAGACTTAGTTATACTTTTTTAGATAACAGTTTTCTTAATAATGTATTTGACATAGTTATGGACGCATTGAATGAACGTATGCTAGATGAAATTGATACAGTTCTACCAGATTACAGACGAAGCAGCGGAGTTATCGCAGTAAAAGATGAACCTTACGTCACTTTGTGCAGAGATGGTGGCGGTGATCAACAATGCGTCACTACGCCAATAAATCAAAATTCAACAATTGTTCAAGTACAAGGTTCTATCACTATAAGTAATAGAGTAAACCAAGGAAATGGTACTTCAATTACATTAATACAAAAATGAGATATTTAATTTTTTTATTATTGTCTTTCAATTTGTACGCTGCTGATAATTCTATTTTTATAGAACAAATAGGCAGCAATAATCAAATTGTTATTAATCAAACTGGCAGCTCCAACACCATAACTGGTATCAATCAACAAAATAGTGTGATCAATGGGGACAGTAACGAAATTAACATTTCACAAATTAACAGTAATACTGTAAGAATGTCTATTATTGGTCATAACAACATAATGTTTTCAGATCAAACTTCGGGAAATATATTAGAATCTAATGTGCAAGGAAATTCAAATCTTTTGAATTTTACCCAACTAAATTCTCCTAATAAATCTATCATTAGTTCAATTTTGGGAAATAACAATTCAATACAATCTGTTCAACAAGGAGTTGGAGAGCATTCATTGAATTTAACCCTTAATGGAAACGGCCACAGTGTTATCACAAATCAAAAAGACAGCGGTAATCACAGTGCCACTATAAATTTAACTAATTCAGGTGGTGCGGCAACTTTAAATTTAACACAACAAGGTTCTATTTCACAACATTATAGTATAATTCAATCTTGTGGATTATTAGCTGGTTGCGCAACATCAATCAATCAACAATAAATTATGAAAAATTCTATCCAAGTCTTCGGCGGATCGGGATTCGTCGGATCCGAATTTGTAAGACAAAATCCCAACTGCATTGTCAATGAAAGACATGATTATACCGTACGATCTGAACAGATTTTATATCTGATCAGCACCATCAGTAATTACAATATGTTAACTAATCCTTACTTAGATATAGAAACTAATTTAATTACATTAATGCGTGTATTAGAACAGTGCAAAGATAAACAAGTTACTTTCAATTTTGTCAGCAGTTGGTTTGTGTACGGTGATACAGATATGCCGGCCAACGAGAACAGCATTTGTAAACCCACTGGGTTTTATAGTATTACTAAAAAAGCAGCAGAAGATTTATTAATTACGTATTCAAAAGTTTTTAACATCAATTACAGAATTCTTAGATTAGCCAATGTTGTTGGTCCGGGAGATCCTAAAGCCAGCTTAAAGAAAAATGCTTTACAACATTTGATCAATGAACTCAAAGCAAATAGAGACATAAACATTTATGATAATGGCAATATGTATAGAGACTATGTACACGTGAAAGATGTTGCTAAAGCCATTGCTTTGGTTATGAACAAAGGCAACCTTAATGAAATTTATAACATTGGTAATGGTGTACCTGTTAAATTTAGAACTATAATTGATTATGCACATCGAAAGTTAAACAGCACCAGTATAATGAATAATATAGAACCGCCAGATTTTCATAAAATTGTACAGGTTCATAGTATGTTTATGAACACAGAAAAACTTAAAAGTTTGGGTTATAGTCCACAGTATAAAATGGAACAAATAGTTGAAGACATGCTTCTATAAATACTCTTATGTTTAACATAAGGGCCGTTTTGATACTACTAATAGCAACATTGGCTATTTTGTCTTTGTACTTAATGGTACAAAATTATAGGATGAAATCTGCATTTGAAAATTTAATCAAACGCCAAGAAATTGAACGACAGAGAAGAACAATCTTGCCTGTTTGTATGAAAGGTGAGATTAATGAAAAATGTAGAAAGTTAGCTGCAGATGAAACTGGAGCAACAGTGAGAGGTGCAAGACCAGATGAAGAAAATTAAAAAATTACTATTAAGTCCATGGACAGCTCTGATAACTTTAACAATCATTGTTGCGGTTAGAGTTTATGATCCCAGTTTAGTCGAATCGGTTAGACTAAGATATTTTGACACATTAATCTTATCTAAAGAAACAGAACCTTCAAATATTTTTACAGTTAATATAGACGAAGCAGCTTTAGATCAGTATGGGCAATGGCCTTTACCGCGAGGGATTTATGCTGAAATTATTGAGGATCTGTATAGAAGGAATGCTGGTCTTGTTGTTTTCAACGTTCTTATGCCTAACAATGATAGAAGTAATCAAGATCGTCGTTTGGCTGAAATTTTAAAACGTTTTCCCGTTGTATTACCGAGTGCACCCAGTGATCAAACGAGAAATTCTCCCAGAAATCCCGGCAGTGCAGTACTTGCGCCTGAATATATGGACAGAATAGTTCAGTACCCCGGTCTTATTGCTAATATTCCTATTTTAGAAAATGCAGCAGCAGGTATTGGCATTGTTAATACATTACCTGAAGTCGACGGAGTAAATCGTAGAGTGCCGTTAGTAATAACTGTTGACGGAAAAATTTATCCAAGTTTAGCCATGGAAACACTGAGGATAGCAGCGGACGATACCACTGTACAAGTTAAATTAAATGAAAACGGTGTTGAACGTATGCGTATTCCTAAATTCGGACCCATTAGTACAGATGCATTGGGAAGAATTTGGATTGATTGGAGTCAAACGTCTCAGAGCGTAAGCGTGATGAATTTGCCCGAAGATTTCAACAAAGCTATTGTAGTAGTCGGAGTCACAGCCGCAGGATTGGCTAATCCCGTGCCCACCAGTCGAGGCGCTGTATACCCTCATGAAGCACAGGCAGGTATTATTGCAACAATGATAAACGGAGTTACAATTCAACGGCCCGATTACGCAGATGGACTAGAAATTGTTATTTTAGGATTTTCGGGAATAATTTTATTAACATTAACAAGATGGATTTATGCAGGTTTGGCAGCAGTTGTCGTTATGGTGTTCTCTTTTGGCTATGGCAGTTATGCTTTATATCAATCCTACTTATGGCTCATTGATGCTACTGCCATTATTAGTGGTCTATTATTGGTCAGTCTTCACGCATACGGAATAAAATTTGTAAGTGAATATTTACAAAAGCAACAAATTAAAAAACAATTTGGCACTTACTTGTCGCCAGCAATGGTTGAAAAACTACAGAAAAATCCAGAATTACTACAGTTAGGTGGAGACAGTAGAGAGTTATCTATTATGTTCACTGATGTGCGCGGGTTTACAAGCATCAGTGAACATTACGGAAAAGACGTACAAGGTCTTACTAAAATAATGAATCGTTATATGACTGCAATGACAGCCAAGATATTAGAAAATCAAGGTACATTGGACAAGTATATAGGTGATGCTCAAATGGCATTTTGGAATGCGCCATTGGATGATGCAGAACATGCCAAGAATGCAGTACGAACTGGTTTACAAATGATGGGAAGCTTAGATGCGTTTAATGCAGAAATTTCGGCAGAAGGTGTACCGCCTTTTGGTATGGGTCTTGGCATTAATACTGATACCGTTGTGGTTGGTAACATGGGAAGTAGTCAGCGTTTTGACTATACTTGCTTGGGTGATGGCGTCAATTTGGCATCCCGATTGGAAGGTCAAAGTAAGCCGTACGGCGTCAAAATCGTACTTGGTCCGAAAACTGCTGAATATGTAAAAGATGAATTTTTTGTTTTAGAATTAGATAAAATTGCAGTAAAAGGAAAAAAAGAAGGAGTTAACATTTATACCGTGTTGTTTCCGCCGGAAAATACAATAATCATGCGTAAGTATCAGCAAGCCAGAAAAACACACGAAGTAATGCTTTTAAATTATAGAAAACAAAATTTTCGAACTGCAATGAAATTATGTAAGGAACTAGTCGGCGAATTTGACAATCAAATGGACAATTATTATTCAATTTGGCAGGAACGAATTGAAGAAATGAGTGCCAAACATTTACCCTCAGATTGGGATGGCACCTATGTGGCAACTTCAAAATAAATTAGTTGAATATTGGTTCGATCAATTGATTTATTATAGCTTATTGAGTTATTATTCCCCTATTATGATTTATGGGGAATGTGATGAGTTTTTTAAAACTATTTGTATGAACGGGGTAAAATCAAATTTTAGCGAGTCCGAGTAGCACAAACAATTTAATATACAAGTATCCAATATCAATTTCGTACCATTTATTTTTTAATCTGCAAGATTTTGGATCATTATGATGATTGTTGTGTAATTCTTCACCGCCTATTAGGATCCCAAAAGGAAAAATATTTCTACTATAATCTTTTGTAGACCAATTTCTATAACCTACAAAATGTCCAAGACCGTTTATTACACCTGCTGCCCAAAAGGGAATCCAAATCATCTGTACAACCCAGATTGCTAGACCCCACCAGTTAAATAATAGTAAATTGAATATCAATAACAATATTATTCCTATGTTTTTATGTTTAGTATATAAATTTTGTTCAATCCAGTCGTTAGGAGTTTGTTTTCCGTAAGCATCAACGTCGGCGATATTTTTAGTTGCTTGATAATACAAATAACTGCCGTTAAACAAAACTTTAGCAATACCGTGAACCTGGGGACTGTGTGGATCTTGTTCATGATCACAAAATCGATGATGTTTACGATGAACTGCTACCCACTCTTTGGTAATCATTCCGGTAGTTAACCAAAGCCAAAATCGCATGATATGGCTGATTACAGGACTTAAAATTACAGATTTGTGAGCTTGAGATCTATGTAGATATACAGTAACGCAAATAATAGTAAAATGAGTTGTAAGTAGTAGATATAATAATTCCGCCATTAACTTTCACCAGATGCAGCAGTGTTTTTATCTTCAAGGTCTACGTTTTTGTCAGAGTCGATGATGGCCTTTTTAAACTTTTTATCTGCTTCATTGTCAACCTTAACTACTTCAAGTACACGTTCCGACTCGATTATTTTACCTCTGAGATGTAATACTGTATTAACTTTTTGTTGCATCCTGATTAAATCATTATCCAGCATTCGTATACGATCTATTAGTGCGATAAGAGTAGTATTTGCTTCACTTAATACAGGTTTAATTTCTTTAGTGGCCCATTCCCACACATAATAAATCATATATCCGGTACCACCTGCTGCAACAATTGGGAAGCCGTATTTGTTAATTAATTCCACCAATGAGTCCATATTATTTCCTGTTGCATTTATCAAAATGATAACGGGTCATATTTGGTCCTTTTCCTTTTAATCCGCAATGTGGGCAAGTTTTATAAGGTTCTTTCGCCTTTGCATCTTTAAGAGCTTGTTTCCATTCTTCTGAAAATGGTTCTCTTTTTTTTCCTAATTTACTAAGTCCTATATTGCGTTTATGTTCTTCACTCTTGGGCTTACCAGCATTTCCAGCACCGTGTCTTGATCCAATTTGCCAAGGTTTTGGTTTACCTTTCAATGCTGCACTTATCTTTCTTTTATGTTCTTCACTCTTGGGGGAAGTTAAAATTTCCTTAATAATTTCTTTACCTGTCATAAGTTTTGCTAACCCCATCCATGCTCTTTTATCCTGAGGTTTACCGAATTCTTCATATAACTTTCTGTGTGCTTCAGCATGCTCTTCTATCGTGAGTTCTCTTAAATTTGATGGGTCATCTGTTCCGCCCATATGTTTTGGAATAATATGATGTAGATGTTTCATGTTTTTATTTATCTAATTTAGTATGTTTGGGCCAACCTAACAACAAATTAGAAACCATACTTGTTGATAAGTTCAACTACGTCCATCGACTGCACCTTCTAATAAAAATTGCACCATTGGATCCACTTTACAAAATATTAATTGTCCGTTACGTTCCTGTACTTGCCAAAAATCTCCTGCTTTCCAATTTAATTTATCGATATCTATTTCAATATCTGGAACCATGGTGCTGGAGGTTAAATGCCAAACATAATCAACATAAAGCATAATTAATCTCTGCGGGCGTCGTTTTTACCATCAGCACGAGCTATACGATCTACATCTGGTTTTAATCCTAATGCATTGCTTACAATAGTGTCTATTCTGATGACATCGTGATTCATAGTTTTAACACGATTGTCTAAAGCCATAATAATGCCTTTTAAACCGTTTACGCTGCCAGTAACTCCTGCAAGAATAAATTTCAAAGTTAAGAAAACAAAATATCCTGCAGCTATTGCACCAGCTATAGGAAAACCGACTTCGGCCACTAATTTGAAAAATTCCCCCATTATGAAACTCCGTTGACCAAACTATTTATCGTAATAATATATTTTTTATATTGCGTAAAGAATTTGCATCTAATCCCAATTTTTCTTCGTTAAATCTATCGTGATTCCAAATTTTAAGACATTCTTGAAAATTATCAACCAGTTCATCAACAATAATTTTTTTAAATTCGTTATAAAAATGATTAAAATTGTATTCTAAAATATCTTGCATTTCTTTATGCATTGATTTTAATTCATGAAAAGATAATTTACATAATTTTTCCACTTCATCAACTATCATTAACAATCTTTTTTCGTTATCTTCCTCATTATCATAATCTTCAGAAATCCATCGACCAAATGTTTTAAATCCATAACTTCGTAAATAAGCAAGATTACCTTTTGCCCCTACTAAAATAAAGGGTCGTCTTGAGCATATTGGCTTAAAAATTTTTTCAGTTAAATGTAATTTTTCTTGATAAAAAATAGTTTCGCTAACAACATGCCATAAGGCAGATTGATTAAATTTTAATGCTTCTGGCCCCGAGTCTGCACTTGCAAATCCCTTAGGATCATAAGTATCGACCACTAGTGGCAAAGAAATTTTAAATAGATTACTTTCAATTTCTTTCAACTTATTTTTTGGAAGTAAAGTATGAGGATCGGATATTTCATCGATCCAAGTTCCATATTCATTATTTGTTGAAGCAAAACTAATATGCCCAAAATCTAGTAAATTTCTTTTATAGTATTCGCTTATTAAATTAATTCTATAACTTCTATATTTTGTGTGTAGTCTGTTAAGGTTTATAAATACTTTTGAAAAAGAGTATTCCACTTTTGGCAAATATTTTAAATCATCGAACCAACAAAGAGCAGCAAATCCGTGATAAAAATAATACCAGTCATAAAAATTTTCTTTTTTTAGTAGATTTTTTTTCTGTATCGAATGTTCGCTATTTGCAAGTATATTACAAAAGAATACTTTATTCTGCAATGCTAAAAAATGTTGGGTTGGTAACTCTTTGCATAACAAAGATTCTTGATCATAAAATAAAACAGAATGTAAATATTCAGAATGTATTTTCGAATCAGTTTTCCAAGAAAATGCCAGATTATTAGCAGACGTAGTGCCAAACGGATAGAAATAAGCTGCGGAAAATCTTGAAGGTTCAAGTAAATTTTTGTATAATATGTAGTAGAAATTATCAACGGAGATCATATGCAAGTTATTAGAAAAAAAATTGGTTTTATTGGAATTGGAAAATTAGGCCTTGACTGTGCCGAAGTTATGGCAGAAAAACATGAAGTCAGAGGCTATGATATTTACCCAAGGCAGAGCACCTCAGTGAAAGTTTGTGAAATTGAAGAATTAGTAAATGAAAGCGAATGGATTTTCATTGCTGTACCTACACCACATGCAGAAGGTTATGATGGTAGTGTGCCTAGTAGCCATATGGAGCCAAAAGACTTTGGGCATGACGCAGTAATTGATGCAATTAATAAGGTCAATCAGTATGCGCGAACTCAAAAAAAGATTGTGTTGATTAGCACAGTTTTGCCGGGAACAACTAGAAGAAAGTTTGTACCTTTATTGGACAAACGACATTTGTTTTTATATAACCCCTATCTAATTGCCATGGGCAGTGTTAAATGGGATATGGCAAATCCTGAAATGGTTATTATTGGAACTGAAGATGGTAGTCTGACAGGAGTGGCAGGTGAACTAATAGATTTATATAAAACAATTATGCAAAATGATCCAAGGTACGAAGTTGGTACCTGGGACGAATGTGAATCAATTAAAATCTTTTATAACACATTTATTAGTGCTAAAGTGGGTCTTGTGAACATGATTCAAGATTTTGCTTTGCGCATTGGTAACATCAATGTTGATGTAGTAACTAATGCCTTAGCCAGATCAACTATGCGTATCATGGGTCCAAAATACATGACTGCAGGAATGGGGGACGCAGGTGCTTGTGTGTTGCCCGATTTCCCAGTTCGGGTCGACGGCGAAATTATTTCTATCGAAAATCTGCACAAAACTTTCGACGATCGTGTGCACCTAATAGAATCTGTAAATTATTCCATTACAAGTAAGGATGAGAAAAAGATTGATAAAGTAACTTGTCGGGAGTATAGCGGTAACATCCTTAGGTTCATTGAAAACGACGAAGTATTACTTGAGTGTACTCCTGAGCATCTTGTTCCAGTATTGCGTAACAACGTCCGGGTGATTGTCAGAGCTGACGAAATTGTTGAATCTGACAGGTTATATCGGTTAAGCTAGTGCCTGTCATGTATATTTTGTATTCTTTGCTAAATAAATGTATGATACACAAAGAATACCAAAAACCATATTCTTGGACTAGCTCAAAAACCGGTAAAAAGATAACAGTTAACCAGTTGATCTTAGAGATTACATGTGATCAATGCAGTGTAATTCACAATAGAGTGAAAAAACAATATATTAAGATGAAAGCTAACATAAATTTCACAAAAGATTTTTGTAATAGATGTTGGCAGGCAGTTCAGAATAATTTACTAGATCGGCGGCAAAAGAACAGCAATGCACAAAAAAGGAGATATGAAGATCCGGCAGAACGAAAGCGTACATCGGAATCAATGATAGGCAAAGTTAATATTGGTGAGAAGAACGCTATGAAGAGACCTGAAGTTAGACAGAAAGTGTCTAAGACTAGATCTAAGTTAATGCAAGATACTGAGTTTCGTAAAAAATTTAGTCAAGGATCAATTAATGCATGGCGCCGAGGAGCATATAAAGAAAATAACGATGCAAATTTTAAGTGTAAATGGCATACGTACATTCATTCGTCGGGAAAAGAATATCGAGTACAAGGGCACTGGGAGTTGAAATTTATCGAATGGCTCGATAAACAGCAACTAAAATTTGACTGTCATAGGGGTAGAATCGACTATATAGACGACTCGGGAATTAGTAGGTCATATTACCCTGACTTTTTTGTATATGAGTGGAACGCCTACGTTGATCCGAAAGCAGATCACTGGTACCGAATCCAATACAGAAAATTTGAGCTATTAAAAGAACAACATCCAGACATAAAAATTGAAATTTTAACAAAACAAAAACTGATTAACCTAGGAATAGAAT